TCTTCTACACTACAAGATAGTGAGTTTACGGTACCATCAAAAGCAAAAAAACCATTGTTAGACATCCAATAAGCAACACCATCAATTTCGATGGCTGCATTTTGACCAATCAATCCACAGTTAGTTCCCACTTGTTCAAATCCAAAAGTAAAAGGAGCACCAACAAATTTCATTGTGTATAGTGCGTTGTTAGTCCATACTAAAATATTTTCTTTTGCAATCAACGATCCTATAATTTTAGTACCATCTTGTAATCTTTGTGTTCCTGCTGCATTTGTAGCTAAAGGAGTATATTGATTTATTTGTTCAGCGTTTGAGAATCTTATAAACATATCATCTTGTGTACTAGTATCACCAATACTAGTTTGAGTTCCAAAATGAATTAAGTGTCTTGTTGTAGGAGATACTAAAGTTAATCTTGATTGTGTTGGATTTCCTACAGCTTCATTAGATTGTCCACCTAATGTATTGGCTGCTGTTAAAGTTCCTGTTGCTGTCCAATATTCTGAAGTATCAATATCAGTAGAGCCTGGAGATAAAGTTGTTCGTGATGCTCTTGTTGTAAATCTTGCTGCTGAAGATGAATCCCATGTATAAGTTTTACCATTAGAAATAGTTGCAACTAATACATCTCCCCAATTACTAAATGACCACAAGCCAGGTTCTAATGTTACTGTTGATGCATTAACAGCTGCACCCCACCCATTCCAATTCGTAGATTGTGTAACTGCTGTTCCTGAATCCCAAGTAGCTTGAGCTACTGTTCCATTTAAAGCTCTAACAACAGTAGTTAAATTTCCTGGAGCTGCATCAGTATTACCTGTGTAAGTCGTTAATTCTCCAGATGTTTCTGCAGAAGTAATAACTTGTGTAACTACAGTTTCTGTAGGATTACTTGTCTGCGCCGTAGTATTAGATTGTTCTCTTGTACATCCTGTTAAATTAGTTCCTGTATTTCCTGTGTAAGTAACAATTTCTGCATTGGATCCATCGGTTGGAAAAATAACAACGGTGCCTGTTTCAAAAAAAGAAGTGGCTTCTCCGGTTTGTAAAATAATAGTTGTATCAGCTGCAGCTAAAGTGGCATTGGTTGTGCTTGAAGCAGGTCCAGTTCGACCTAAAAAAGCTCCTGCTGTTCCTGTAGCGGGAATAGTAAAAGAAGTAGAGTCAGCTAAAGTAAGAGTGACGTCTGCTGCTGCTGCGGCAGAATTTAAAGTTGAAGCAGCATCGGCTGCTGTTGTTCCACCAAAATTACCTACACCAAAACCATAACCATAAGTTTGTTCAGCAGGACCTACTTCAATATAAGGTTTAACAGTAACAGCTCCTCCTGTAGCAATAATAGCGGTAGCTTGGTTTAAAGAATTAATAGTAAAAGTAGTGTCTGTTGGAATAGTTAAAACTTGAAAAAGTTTATCTTCAAAGTCAGCTGCATTTAATCCTGTACCTCCAGGTAAAGTAACTGTATCTAAAATAACCATATCTCCTACACTTAAAAGATGAGCACCTGTTGTGGTAAGAGTACATGTTTTTTCTGTAGTGCTATCTGTTGAAATAGTAGATGCAAAAGTAGTTAAAGTTCCTACGTTGTTATCAACAAAAGGAGTAATATCAAAAAGTTGACCTTCAAAATAAATAAGTAAAAATTTGTCAGTACCAATAGCTACATATCTATTTCCATCTTTATCAACAAAAGAATATTGCGCTCGTGCAACACCCACAATTGTATCGGTAAGTAAAGAAGACCAACCTCCTATTTTTTCAGGAAGTCCATATCTAAATCGTGCTAAGTCTGAATCGGTCCACCGTCCTGTGGCACCTACACTTGTATCTTGTTTGTCTATTCCGGGTGCGAATTTAATTTCTGTGAGCATCTATTTGCTCCTATTGGTTCGTGGATTTATAAATCCAACCTTTAGTGGCATTGGTATAAATATACGTAACCGATTGGTTATTAATAGCTAAAGTATCATCACCTGCTACTCCATTAATAGGTTCTGCATTTCTTCCAACGGTACAATTGTTAGAAAAAAATCCACCTGTACCTGATGTATCCATAATAGTAACAGTATCTCCTGCAGCAGGACTAGCTGGTAAATCTACACTTATAGTTCCACCTCCACCACTACCTACATCTCCCATAACTATATCTCCATTAACTGATATGTAAGGACTATTAACACCATTAGTAACTATGACTGAACCTTGTTGTAAAATACCTGCTAATTTCATAGAGTCAGCTGTTGTTCCATCTGTGTAAAAAACACAAGTGGATCCTACGGGAATAGTAATAACACCTGTAGTTCCTCCAACATTTGAAACAGTAATTGTAAAATTACTAGCAGCTCTTGTAGTACTATCTTTAACAATAAAAGTTCTAGCAGCTCCAGTTGGCATTGTAATAGTACGATTGCCTGCTAATGTTCCTGTAACTTCTATCATTAAATTTTTACCAGTCGCAGTAGAAGTACCTAATGCGGAACCGTTATCTAAATTTAAAACAGCATTAGCTGCTGCTAAACTAACGGTATAATAACCACTAGCTGATAATTCTAAAATTTGTAAATTGTTATTAGTTATTGTTCCCCAAAGACCAGCTTTTTCTCCAGTGGTAATAAGTTCTAATTGTAAATCTGATGAGTATGCCATAATTTAATAAGGTTCTATTTCCTTCCAAACGTTTGTTGCTCCTGGAATAATCGGGTTCCAAGTAATTACCCCTACGTCATTAGCAGTCACGGTTAATTGATTCGTTCCTGAACTAATATTTGCTCCGCCGGTGATAGTAACAGTTTGACTTTTTAAAGTCAAACCCATTGCACTAATAGTAATTTCACCATCAGCTTGAGCTGTAACATCAGCAGAGTTTAAATTTAAAGGATTAGCAGTGACTGTAATATTAGCGTCAGCTGTAAGAACTACATCTTGACATACTAAAGTTAAAGGATCAGAAGAAAGAATAATATTGGCTGCCTGACCTGTAACAGTAACAGTACCTACGGCAAGAGTTAATGCGTTAGCACCTACAGTAACACCAACGTTCCCATCTAAAGGGTTCGGAGTTGAGAATGGTAATTCTGTAAATGCGCCTGTTCCAAATAACATATAATATAATCCTTATAAAGGGAGCAGTAGGTATGGTGGAGTACTGCCCCCATTATAGGGTTATATCATCGATTAAACCCAGAGGGAAGACCTAAATGAGGTCTTTTGTCAAACATATTTTCTTTGGACCCAGGTGTTTTTTGATTATTATAATGAAGAAATACTTGAGCGCAATCCTTCCCTTTGAAAGGAGTTCGCCAATGCTCTAGATCTGTTCCTTTATAAACTAACATATCGCCTGGTTTTAAATCAACTTTAATACCTTTATTTTTTGTTGCTTTAAAAGGATGTTCGATAGTAGGAGGTCCTATATTTTTATTAGGTTCTAAATAAATAGGCCATTTGTCTCCTCCTAAATTCATGGTAGTAGATATTTCACAACTAAATCTATCTTTATGTCTTTTTAATTCATCACCTTTTTTATAGATACGGGCATAAGTATAAGCAGGATAAAGTTTAAGTCCTGTTGTTTTTTCCATAATGGGTTGACATTTTAACATTAATGTTTCCATAGCAATGTCACTATAGTGAGCATAGGTATTAGGAATTTGTTCGTCCGTCCATGTCCCTAAAATAGTTTCATAAGGAGAAATAAATTTAGCATCAAAACAACTTTTAGCTACTTGTCTTTTCATACCAAAATAATTATATAAAAAGGTTGCTAAATCTTTTGAGATAGCTTCTTTAATAACTAAGTATTTATTTTTTTGAAAAAGGTTCACGTGCCATCTCCTTTGGAATTGCTGTTATGTTCCAATGAATAAATCTAAAAGGTTCTTTACCATGATCCACAGAAAATTCATGTAACATATAACCAGGAAATATAATTAAAGTTCCAGGTTTAACTTTATAATGCATTTGTTCGCTAGCATGAGTAATAGTACTAGGTTTCTTTTGATGAAGTTTAGTCATTCGTGCTCCTTGTCGAGGATCATAAAAAATAGGCATAGAAGTTTTATCACTAGCTTTTAAAAAATAAAAACCTGAAACATGTTGATTCCAATGATGATGGGCTGAATGATGTCCTCCACCTTTTTTAGAAAATTCTTGAACCCACATTTCACTAAATATCGTTTGATATTTAGACATATCAAAACCTTGCCAATCTAAAAATTGCCAGGATTGTTGTCCAATATAATTTCTTAAATCTAAACAATTGTTATCATGTGTAAGTGGAGTAGAGTGATAAGATCTTCCAAAATCTCCATGAGCTTTAATCCAAGCTTTAGCTTCTTTATCATTTTTTGCTTTTTTAATATAAGCATTAGTAGCTTGATTAATAGATTTAACAAACTCAGGTTTTTCTTGTATCCATATAGGAGTTTTAAAATATTCGTTAATAAACATATTATTTAAAAGGCCATCCTAAATTCCACAATACTAAAGAATATCTTGTGCCTGCGGTTACGGGTTTAACTCGATGCCATATAAAAGAAGGAAATACAATAATAGATCCTTTAGGTAATATTTCTTTTGCTCTTAATACATGTTGAGATTCATCTCTCATATGAGGTTCATAATTCTTATGATCAAATTCTAATTCGCCTCCTTGATATTCCGAACCATCCGTTAACTGACAAGTTACAGATAACTTTCTAATTTTTCCTTTGTCGGGTCCTTCTTTTTCATAAGGTTCTGGCCATCCGTCTGTATGCCAATCATAGTATTGATTGTGTTTGTACTTGGTAAATTGACATGATTCTGAGCGATCCCATTGAAAATTCCATCCTGCAGCTTTATTGGCTTTGCGAATATAAGGATGTATTTCTTTATAAATCCAAGTATCATTAAGCCAAGTAATATCTGAATTTCTTTTGTATTTTAAATTTTGAACTTCTTCTTTATTCAAAGGTTTTTTTTTTAAATCTCGATTTCGCCCATACCCTCCAGTAATCGCCATATCTTCTTTTTGTGATAAAGCATGTTTAATAACATGATCACAAAAACGTGGAGGTAATACGCCAGTAAAATACCAATAATAATTAGATATATTCATTCTACAAACTCCGCAGATATGTGAGTGTATCCGTGTTTTTTAGCAAACCAAGATCTTTGATTACCTG